CCCCCAAGTGCGCGGGGTTACACTGAAGACGGGTTTGGTGTATTATTGCGGGAAGAGAAGGGCGAGGCGAGCGTATGGGCATCTTAGACGACTTGGCGATGGGGTTCGGGTTCAAGGAAAAGGACCGCGACTACTACGACCGCACGGAGCAAACAATGCGGCGCACGCAGGGCGACGCCCGCGCCGACCAGTACAACAAGTATCTCGGGCGCACCGAAAGCGGTTTCGAGCCAAATTCTCGTTACGGCAACGCACCCCACTACAGCACGGCCATCGGCCCGTCTGTGAGCGACTTCCGTCAGGTGGCTAACCCCGGCCGCGACCCCTACACCAGCGGCGGACGCCTCCGCTCCGATTTCCAGCCGGGATCTTTGGCCCAGACCTACCGCGACGCGAACCTGCCGCAGCCCGGAACATTTATGCACACGCTGACCAATATGCCGACACCTATGGGGGTGCTCGCGCGCATTATCAGCGGATACGACGCACCGCCTCCGCAGGGCGAGCTGCGGTCGTCATACCGGCCCCAGAGGCAGCAGGCGCCGATCATAGAGCCCGTGGAGCCCATAACAACAGCCCCGGCGCGCACCGAAATGAGCTCATTCGACTTCGCTCCAGACAACGGCAACAACGACATTCAGCTCGAGGTTTTCACCGGCAACCCCAGCGGGGATACTCAACTCGAGGCTTTCACCGGCAACCCCAGCGATCCGAGATACATGCCCGGAGGCGAATTTGACGCGTTCATGGAGGAGGTCGGAAGCCTGCCAGCCTTCGACAAGTACAGGGACGACCCGGTTCGTATGCGAGCAATTTTCGAGGAATACTTGAAGACGCAAGGAGGCAGTAACTAATGCCCGGATCAGACTTTAGAAACTTAATGGCGCAGAGCGAGAGCAGTGGAAACTATGGCATCCTGACCGACGCCGGCGGCGGCGACATGGTTGCAGGCGCCTACCAGTTTGGAGACGCACGCCTGGAAGACTTTATGGATGACACGGGAGAGAAATTCACCCGCGAAGACTTCCTTGCCAGCCCAGAGCTACAAGAGCGCGTTATGAATTGGCACGAGCAGGACGTCGTGGACTACGCCATGGAGAATGGCCTGGACCGCTTCTTCGGCCAAGAGATCAAGGGCGTGCCGGTGGATATGTCGGCAGTTGTCGGCATGGCCCACCTCGGCGGCCGTAAGGGGATGCGCGACTTCCTCGAGAGCGGCGGAGAGCTGGACAAGAAAGACAAGTTCGGCACGTTTATTTCGGATTACGGCAGGAAGTTTTCCGGCCAGAGCCTGTACAACGAGACGCCACCCCGCCCGCGGATGCGCCCGCAGGGTTTGCTTCCGCCTGAGACGTCGCCGCGGCCAATGGCTCGCCCAGTAGGTCTACTCGGCTAATGGCAGGTTACGAGCAATACATCCCGCCGGGCCTGCGCGGCCCACTTAAAGATATATTCGGCATGGCTCGAGTGACAGGCGCGGGCGGCGCCGGCCTCCTGCGCGCAGTCCAAGAGGATCCGCTGGCAGTCAACAAGGCAATCGGCGAGAGCATGATCGGCGGCATCCAGTCCATGGCCACCGACCCAGTCGGCACCGTGCGGGGCGTCGTCAGCGACGCCGCCGGCACCGTGCAGCGCGCGCTGACGAATACTGCGGTGGACTACCTGCCCGAGGGCGTGACGCTATCCTCCGCGACGCCCGAGCAGCTCAAGATGGCCAACGACGCGCGGTACGCTGACCTTGCGTCAACCGCTGCGATGGCGATCCCCGGCACTAAGGCGTTGAAAGTAGGCGCAAAAGCTGCTGGTGATGTAGACTACAGCGGCCTCGCGGCGGACGCGACATACGCCGGACGGTCAATTGCGCAGGGAGATCCGCGCGGCCTCATCGAGGCGTTTCAACGTGGAGGCGAGGGTGAAAGCCTGAGCGCTGCGAAGGCTGGTGATATATTTGAGGTTAAGGGGTCTGACTTTTTCCCGGAGGCTAGAGTGGGTGGCAGAGGGAAGGATCCAGCACTTTACACTCCATTTTCGGGTATAAAATCTGCCACACCTCCTGCTCTTTGGACTGCTGCTGGGGAAAGGCAAGGAAACCTGCTGGATGCAGTTATACTAGACCCATTTGATTTTAAAAATAAAAGGCTGTATTTCGCCACTGGCGACCGCACAACCAATCAAGACCTTGTGCAAGAAATCAACGACTACCTTTTGCGTAATGGTGGACAAGCAACGTATGGCGGCCCGCGTTATATGGATCAAATCAATAGAGGGGCTTGGGCCTCTGAGTTTAACCCAATGAAGGCAAAGTCTAATGCGTGGAAGAGGGCTGCTGCAAGAGACGAGGATTACTTAGCGGCATATATGCCAATGGGCGAAAGGTCTGGAGATTTTTCAAAACATATGTCTGACGTTTACGGCGGCATGATCCAAACTTCATCAAATCGCGCGCCGTGGAAAAGAAACGTAAGGTCTATTGACGAGGAAATTGCGAAAAAATTTCCATCTCTTAAAGATCGCCCGAGCTTCGGGTCTCCAGCGTTTCCCGAGTGGCTTTCTAGCCAAAAAGGCGGCGTTAGAGCGTCTTTGATTAAATTCTTCGATAGCAGCAAAATGCAGAAACTTGGCTTGCCAGAAGTTGGCCCAGCGCGCTTTGCTATTACCGAGCCCGACCTGATGCTCTCAGATACGGCGAGTATAGGGTATCGTTTTAGCACACCAAAGCGTGGTGCATCGTCAGAAAGAACAGAGTTACACCCATCCTACAACGCGGAAGTGGCTATGGAGCCGGGTACACAGAGTTCGACCCTTGGTTTTGACCTGCCGTGGCTTATTGGCGCGAGGGACAGCGCTTTGCCAAAAGCGGCCGATCTTGCCCGGAAAACTGGCAAGCTCGACCTGCTCGCAAAACCAAAGGATGTAAAGTCTTACATGGGCAACCCAAACATCAATCAGCTTGTCGACGATCAGTGGGTGGAAGAAGCTAGTCTTTACAGAGAAATATTAAACTCTAAAGGCAAGGCCGGAGCCGACGATTATGTAATGAGCCTCTTGAAGTCATATATGGCTAAGTGATGATGTCTTTAACTTCCTTCACCACCTCGTCTATCATCTCGACGACCTCCTCTGGCAAATCTTCTTGGCTTTCCCAGAGCATCATCGCCACTGCCTCTACGCTGCGCCGTATGGCTTCTAATTCGCTTTCCATATGCATACTCTCCCATTTAGTGCATAATATAAAGCACAATGTTAACACAACCGCAACCGTGTTGCAAGAAGGGCCACAAAATGGACTATGAGATAAACGAAATGGCCTCCGAGCTCGAGGCTGAACTGAACCCGGACGTCATGGACGACCAGGAGCTGCAAGGCATCGTCGGCAACGAGATCGACGACGCCATAGACTTCATCGACAACTGGGTCTCCCCGATCCGCGCCACGGCGACGCAATACTACCGGGGCGAGCCGTTTGGCGACGAAGAAGAGGGCCGCAGCCAAGTGGTCAGCATGGACGTACGGGATACCGTACAGGCGATCATGCCGTCTCTCATGCGGATTTTTAACGGATCAGACCGCACCGTCGAATACGTCCCGCAAAACGCGGAGGACGTGCCGGCGGCAAAGCAGGCCACCGAGTACGCCAACTTCATCATCAACCGCGACAACCGCGGCTTCATGGAGATGCACAGCGCATTCATGGACGCGCTGGTGCGCAAGGTCGGAATTCTCAAGTGCTACTGGGAAGACAAGACCGAGTTTGACACAATCGAATACACCGGCGTCGATGACACCGCTCTGGCTGCGCTCATGGCTGACCCAGCCGCCGAGGTTGACATTACCGTGAGCACGCCGGTGGGCGAGCCGCAGATCGACCCTACTACTGGCCAGATCATCATGCCGCCCATGTCACACGACCTGCGCGTCACCTACACCCGGCCAGACGGACGCGTGAAGGTGGAGGCTCTGCCGCCGGAGGAGTTCCTGATCTCCCGCGAGGCTAAATCCGTTGAGGAAGCCGACTACGTTGCGCACCGCCGCATCGTGACTGTCTCTGAGCTTGTATCTATGGGCTACGACTACGACGAGGTCTACAACCTGTCATCGACCCACGACGACATGGACACCAACGTCGAGCGCAACACGCGCAACCCGGCATTGTCAAACGACATGAATGCGCGCCAAGATCCGGCTATGCGTAAGGTGCTATATGTCGAAAACTACATCCGAGTTGACTACGACGGAGACGGCATCGCCGAGCTGCGCAAGATCTGCACCGGCGGAGATGGCAACGTCATTCTCAACAACGAGCCGTGCGACATGGCGCCATTCGCAACACTCTGCCCAGACCCCGAGCCGCACGACTTTTTCGGTCTCAGCATTTTTGACGCTGTGGCCGACATCCAGCGCATCAAGTCAGTCGTCATGCGCAACTCCTTGGACAGCCTAAGCCTCAGTATTCACCCGAGAATTGCTGTTGTCGAAGGCATGGTGAACATGGACGATGCTATGAATGTAGAGGTCGGATCAATCGTCCGCCAGCGCGCTCCGGGCTCGATCCAACAGCTCACCGTGCCGTTTGTAGGTCAGCAGGCATTCCCGGTCCTGAACTACATGGACGAGGTCAAGGAGGCACGCACAGGCATTTCCAAGGCGTCTATGGGTTTAGACGCCGGCGCCCTACAGTCTAGCACTGCAACGGCCGTGGCAGCCACTGTGAGCGCCGCACAGCAGCACATCGAAATGATTGCTAGAGTATTCGCTGAAACCGGCATTAAGCGCCTGTACGAGCTTGTCCTGCACAACATCACGACGCATCAAGATAAGGCGCGGATGATCCGCCTGAACAACGACTTCATCGAAATCGACCCGAGGGTCTGGGACGCCAACATGGACGTATCTGTCAACGTAGCCCTCGGCCGCGGAACTGACACTGAGCGGATGATGATGCTGCGCCAGATCGGCGAAATGCAGAAGGAAGCCATGTCGACGATGGGTCCGAATAACCCGCTGACCGACATCTCCAAGCTGAGCAACACGCTCAAGGAGATGACGTCTCTGGCTGGCTTCAAGGACACGTCGCAGTTCTGGAGCGATCCTGCGAAATTCCAGCCGCCACCGCCAGACAACAAGCCAGACATTAACGAGCAGCTGATACAGGTTCAGATCCAACAGATACAGGCTGACATGCAGAAGAAGG